TCGTATATTTTTGCTAAATTAAATATACTATTTTTTGTTTCGTCTCTGAAAGCATGTTCTTCAGTTCTTGGAAATTGACGATAAAACTCATTAAGAGCATCTCCATCATTTTTTAATCCATCAGCCTCGTTGTTCCAGTGCTCAATAATTCCAATGTCGATCGGTTCATTGTAAGGGCCAACAGTTTCTGTTTCAGGTGTGTCGAAGACAGGCATCCCAAAACAATCAATGAATCCCTCGTAATTCCATTCCATAGGAATGAACAAACTATATAATCCCGAGCTTGTTTGCCCATTGCGGTTTCTATTTGTGACATCTGATGCATTATATAATCTTTTGAAGTTATCTCCTCCTTTATCTAAAGCGTTTGATGTTGAACCCATCATACACTTACCAATAATTCTACTACCTAATCGTAGTGTTGTTTTTGTAACTCGCCAGTTATTTAATATGTTATTAGGTCTTTCCCACTTACCTGATTCATCATGTACTAATAACTTAAGCTTTTCACCATCATAACTGTTATCACCAGTATTTTTCCAGTCAATAGTTGTATCTAATCCTTGTAAAGCTTCTGGTTTATCGGTGCTAGTAATGTTCCGTCTTGTAAGCTTTGATGCAGGTACGCGGTATGCAAGTTCTGTTTTTGGACGGTCCATACCGTCTTGGATTGGTTTAAAGAAAAATGGGTAGTTAACGGATATTGGTACGACTTTATCGGTAAACATTTTTTTAGCATCTGGTCCTGACTTAGACAGTATTCCAAATCTAGAGTCACTTGATATTGTTGCCATGTTAACGGCTTCACCTGATGCCATGAATGAAAAACCAGATCGTCTGTTTTTAAGATAACACATTCCGTAGCATCTTGTATCTGCTTTGCAAGCTTCCCAGAATATAAAGAATAATCTGTTTGCTTCTCTAAAATCTGGTTGCCCAACATCAATCTTGGACCACTGCAGGTACATATAATGAGTACCAGTAATATAAGTAGGGTTATCTTTATTATAAAACCAAAAACCTTCTTCTCTTCTTTTAAACTCATTTTCTATGTAATCTATATATTTCTTTTTGAAATCATCAGGATATTGTTTCCAATCAAAAATAGTTTTAATTCTTTTTAGCTCACTAGGTTGCTCTGTGTATTTCCAAGAATTATTATTAAATTTATATGTATTATCTTCTTTTGGTAAAGCTATTTTTAGGTTTTGTATTTCATATATCTCACCTATTTTACCAGTCTTAGATATAATAACTACATCGTGTTCCTTGTTATATCCATATTGCCACTTTTTTGACTTATTTAATCTAGCAATAGTATTTTTTTTAATAGGCTCTATAACCTTATATAAGCTTTGCTCGTACATTATCTAGATCTTTTTTCAGCAAAACCAGAAAAAGCTATTTCTTTTTTCTCTTCAACAACTTTACCTTCCAACATATTTTCTTCTTCTTGTATTCTGTTTAGAATTTCAAAAGCATCAAATATAGCTAGTTTTTTTGTAGCTGCAGCATTCTTTAATCTATCAGCTGATATATCATCGTCTGAATCAACTATAGCTTCTTTAGCTACTTTAATTAATTCTTCAACTGCTTTATGTCCAGCTTGGATTATATTCTTTTTCGTCTCCTTGATATTCATACTTATTAGTTATTGATTTGCTAAATATTCTATACAGTCTATCACCATCTAAAATACATTCATATTCTGTGTTTGGTTTAAAACCAACTAAATCACCACTTTGTAATCCAGCTTTTTCAAGACTGCTGTCAGCATACTTAAGAACACCTACTAAAGGTTTTTCTTTATCAATACTATAAATATCATTAGATTCAATTGGTTTTACAAAGCAATAAGCATCAACAGCGTTCCATTTACCATCTCTCTTATAAGCAAATACTTGATCCCAATGAACAAAGTACATGTCTTCTTTGTAATAGCTTTTACTATTTTTCTCTACACCTCTAACATCTTTCCAACGTCTAAAAACATTGTGGTGAGTTATAATTTCATCACCTGGTTTAATATTAGTTTTTATAGCGCTAGGTATAGATATAACTATAGCGCTTTTACTTACGTAGCTATGGTTGTAGTTATCGGTATTAAGTATAAGATCATTACCATCTACACTTTTAGTGTTGGAATATCTGGAATTTAATGGTCTTATTATAAAATTGTTAACACCCTGCATTAATACTCAAGATTAAATTCAACAGCTATAGCCATGTTCTTATTAAAATCTTTCCAAGGTAAAACCTCGTCTGCTTTTTTAATATATATTCTATATTTATCGTCTTCTTCTACTATATCAGAGATAGTATGCCCTCCGTAGACCTCTTGACCTACGGAGTAATGCATAGCTTCATTTTTATAATCTTTACCGATACTAATCTTTCGTATCAGATTCATCTTTCGGTAGTTCAGAAATTGTACCATCTTGAATGTTTACAGATACTTTACCGTATTCCTCTTCAAGTTTGTCTTGCATAGCTTTTAGCTTCATTTGAAAGTCTCCAATTGTAGCCATTAAACCAGCTTTTTGTGTTTCAATTTGACCAACTGATAACTGCGCGTTGTTAATTTGCCCAACTAATTCTTGTAAATCTTTTAGTTGTTCGTCTGTGATTTTTAAATCGTCTGTCTTTTTTGCCATAATTTTAATTTAATTTAAGTTAATTTAATTGTTATACGTCTGTATAATCTTTGTAAGCGTCTAACGCTTTTAAAGCTTCGTAACCTTGTATTATAGGGTTTTTAGCCGAAGTGTTTATTTTTAGATCAAAGTTAAAAACAAAGTCAGAAACATGACCATTAGCGTCTGCATCTCTAGCTGCTTTGTCTTTAAAAACTCTAACTAAGCATTGAGAGTTTGGTTTTTTAACCCACTTTGTTTCATAAATAGCCTCGATTTTTACCGTTACACCATCTTCCTCCATAACTGCAGGTGTTTTAACAGATGTCTCTAATTGAGAGTGTAACATGTAATCAAAGCTAGTGATTTGTAAGTAAGCGTCGCTTAATACAATACCTTTGAAAGTATGTGATCCTTGTATTGCCATTGTTTAAAATTTTAAGTTGTTTTCTATGTTTATATTATTACACACTTTATCTTATTATTAAAGCGCTTGTGTCACTCTCTATGGTATCGCACATATTGAGTGAGCTGTTATCACGCCAGATGAGTTAACAGTTATTGATCTATTTGTGGTTAAAGAGTTGACTGCGTAACCATAATGACCCGCTGACAATGTGCCACTACCCGTTGATGACGTATATACAGTATCACCAACAGCCGGTGTGCTATCACTGAAATATCTAGTTGTAAGTTCTTCTTCAACATAACATGTTGCACTTGGTCTAGGCATTGAACCTGTTGTTAAGTAACCAGTTCTTGATGCTGTTTTAACAATTGTAACAACACTTCCGTAAGCAATTTGCTCAACTGGACTATTGTAACCGGTATTAACATCTTCTGTTTTTACAAAAGCTCTTATGTAGTAAGTACCAGCTGTGCTTGTAGTTACATTTGTACTATAGGATCCTGTGTTAAAAACCCCACGACTTGAACCAGTTTGGGCAATAGTGGCATTATAATAAGTTGGAGTTGACTGGCTTGTTGAATAAACAAAACCTCTTGCGGTAATACCATGTACAGCTCCACTTGCTGGGTTAGTGCCCAAACCAACATCTGTTAAGTTACCATTCATTGTAAAACCAGTTGCGGTGTTAGAAGCAGCTTGAGTTGTTACTGTTGGTAAACCAACAAAACTCCACTGTGCATGATTAGTGTATACAGTGTTTGATACAAGTCCTTTAGAAGCCCATATCCTAGTATAATAAGTTATACCATATTGAAAACCATTTGACGCGGTTCCTGACGCGCAAGGTGTCCAACTGTTAACAGCGTTATTTATATAAGCTTGTGTTACTGTTGGGTTTGGTGAAGTTGATGTTACTGATCCTCTTTTTGTTGGAGTACCACTAACCGTTGTATTATACTTTGGAGTATGTCTAACTGTTCCTAAAGATGAAGTTGTTGATAGTTGTACAGAGCAGGGATCAGGTGAAGGTGTGTTAAAATACCTAAATACAGATACTTGTTCTGCAGTGGTAAGATTAAAAGCTAATCCAGCTTCATCATGATCATATCCATAAAACTCACTCATTTTATAAGGAGCACTGTTGTCTGGATGTAACGTGCTATTAGTATTTGTTACATCAACTGAGAAATGATTTCCATTAGCGTTACCACCTACTGTTATATCTTTTAGACTTAACACATCGTCGTAGTCATAGTCATCATAGTCTGTTTGAGTATCTTTTTCCGCAGCTAAACCAGCTAACCTTAAAGTACCTGAGC